ATCGTAGGATGCGGTCGGGGTGCATTCGCCCAGGAAATTGTGATACTCCCGGTTAGCATTGACGCTCAATTCCCAACTGAACGCGCTCGAAGCCAGCGGAGCGAAAGTGACGCCATCCCAATAAGCCCGCCGGTTGCTCCATCACGCCGCCTGAGTAAGGCAAGGCGCGGTAGTTCTCGCAATTGACTGCGAGCTCAAGCAAGGCGGGCATGTCGGGTCGCTTTCCGTCCGCATAATCCGCCGCGTGGATTAGGATAAAGGGTCAATATTCATCGCCTCCGCAATGACCTTCGCTATACACTCTGCAAGCCAAACAATGTGAGCCGGCTTTGCGTTGTCTACGTCCTCGGGCGTCCACTTCGGTTCGGTCATAATATTGTGCTTTACCGCGCTTCTAACGCTATCCCCACGCCATACCGACAATGGCACTTCGAGGTCTTGCCTCATATCGCGGTGAAAGTCTTCAAGCATCTTTTGTGTAAGGTCAAGAACGACGCACTTGCCAAACTTTTCGTGTTCGAATTCCATGTTAGCCCTTAGACAGTCTGCAACTTAGATGTGGTCTGAATAGTCAGCCAGTTGGTCAGTTTCGGGTTGTAAACGCCGTCCAACACCAGATCGTAGGTCATCAAACCGTTCTTATCCTGGAATAGCTCAGGCGCTTGCATTGTGTGGCCTGCAAAGGTCAACACCATCTCACGCAAAGTCCCGGCAGAACCAACGGTGTATTTGATCCTGACTTGCTTTTCCAGAATTGTGTTGGCAGCCGCAAGCATGGCAATCAAATAATCATCAGTCGAATCGTTGAGTTCCAAACTGAGCTTCAATTGCCCGCTCCACTTGTTATCGTAGGATGCGGTCGGGGTGCATTCGCCCAGGAAATTGTGATACTCCCGGTTAGCATTGACGCTCAATTCCCAACTGAACGCGCTCGAAGCCAGCGGAGCGAAAGTGACGCCATCCCAAGTTTCAATCGCAACCGAAGCCATACAGCCGGTCATGCGCGTGCCGGTGGTCAAGTCAGGCAATGTAGCCAGCGTGCCAGCAACCACTTTGCCGCCCATCAATGACGCGCCCACACTCACACCGGAGTTGGCAGCGCCGCTAAGCGTCAGGCTCGTGACGCTTGCATCCTGCATCTGCCAGACTCCACCAGTCTGCCCGAATTGCAAGGTCGCAAAGTGTGGCGTGACTGCGGTTGTAAGCGGCGCGGCATAATCCCGAACATATGGATCAGCACCGGTCGGAGTTGCGTCCGTGCCGAAAAGCATTTCCAGCCAATAGTTCAATTCCTCAAAGTCGGTATCGCTCGTCTCAGCCGTTGCGCTGGATAAATAGCGGTCAAGCGTGGTCTGGTGTGTCGGAGCCATCGTGCCCCGTAATTGGTCAAGCGCGCGGGTTTCGAGTTCCGGCCGCAGCTTGAAGCTGGACACGTTCTGCAGCTTGCGGGTTGCCGTTCCGTTTGCCGTGCCGAAAGCACTCTGCCAGCCGAGTTGTAATACATTATGTGCATTAAGCATTTTTCACCTCATAATTTTAATTTGGCAAGTCCGGTTAGCATCCGCAATCTGCCTCTGGTTCGGTTGCCTTGATCTCAACCTTCACCTTCTCAAGTTTGTACATCTTTGCGCTGAGCGCGGCTTTCGTCAGCTCCTTCGGGAACTGTTTCCACTCGTCCGCGTCCAAATCGCGCGCTGGCAGTCCCACGAAGTAGCCATTTCCCTGATAAACGTAACAATCAGCCACTGACTACCTCCAATACTTGTAATAAACATAGCACGCCGGCATAAAAGCGCCCCGATCCTCGCGGCCACTCGTATTCACCCGGCGTAATAGACACGCTCTGCAAGGTTGTGTTTGAAGTCGGGCATTTTCCCCAAGTCCGCATCCCGTCCAGGTACTTGCCTGAGTACTCCACCAACTTCGGCGCAAACTCACGCAAACCCAGTCCTTGTTCGGACGGCTGCCAAAGCATCAAGTCGGTTATCTGCCAGTTGATCGACATAGCGGTTCCAATTGCAATGTGCATGCCCTCGCGCCCTTCACCCGGCATCGTTGCAACCGGCAGTAACAGCCGGCACGGCAGTTGCGCGGTAGTAATAGACTCTGGCAATTCGTCCAGATCGTAGGCATAAGGAATAACTCCACTTGCCATGCTAATAGACAAATCCGAGAGAGACGAATAAACATTTGTAATTGCGCTCATACTATCCGCCTCTTATACCGGTCTAATACCCGTGTCACATCCGCCGGCAAAGCGGACGGCATAATCGTTACCCCATCCCCTGTTATCATCGGGCGGTCAATGTCAGCGCTGGTGTCCTTCTGGCGATAAAGAAAAGCCGCGAGCCTGATACAGGCATGAACGATGTCAGCCGGAGCGGTCGCGCTATACCCCCACGTGCCAGCCACACTGATTTCGCTATCGCCGTCCGAGAAGTTCCACGATTGCGACTCGTCCAAACGGATAAGCCACTTCGGGCTGTCATTGCGGGGAAAGAGGCGATAATTGCCGCTCGCGACTTCCACCGCGTTGCCATTCGTGAGCTTGGTGACAGTCAGCAGGTCTTCGCCGTAAAGCATCAAATCCTGCCCGTCCGTGCAATTCTTGCCGAAGTATTTCGTGGCGGTGACGGCTGTGAATGTTCGTCCGGTATAAGCATCAATCAAGCCTTCCGCGCGCGTAATCAGATCGCCAAGCAGATTGTCGTCCACCACCGTTGATGTAATACCTAAATAGTCTTTCAACTGCACGGAAGTTGCGTATGCCATGTTACTTGACCGCCTTTACTTCCGCTTTGGCTTTGTTGCCCAATATCTTGATCGCCGGTTCGTCTTCAATCAGAGCGATATAGCGCGCCCTGAGAAAAGCATCAACCGATTCGTCAGGCAGCTCCGCAATTCCTGGCTCGAACTCAACCACTTTTCGGTCAACTTCAAACCGGAACGGTACAAGGATTTTCACTTTCATAGTTACTCCAATCAGGCGCGTAACAGGTAGAGCGTAACCACACCGCCCTTTGCGTTACCTGCATTCGCCACTTTCAAAGTCAATTTGTTTGACCTCACATAAAGCACTTTAGTTGGATCAACAACCTGAACAGTTGTCGCGCTGGTTACATCCGCGCCTTCACCGCTCAAAATATCGTATCCGTCTTCATCTTCAATAGTCACATCATAGGCGTTTGTCGGTGCAGTTGGAGCGTCGTCTGAAGCCAGAATTGCTCTGACAATCTTTCCGCAATACCAACCAGATGCGGTACTTTCAACCACGCCTAAATCAGTACACAGCCAATCCCACTCGATTTTCTGAATCGGGTACTCAATGCTATCTTGCGTTATCGTTACAACTTGTGGAGTTGCCATAAATACATCTCACTTTCGAGGGTCTTGGGGCGGAACTGAGTCCGCCCCTTCTTGACCCCCACAGATTTAGAGGATGATCGCCTGTGTTGCGGCGGTCTTCGGGAATGTGCCCGAACCTTCGTACAATACGGCAATTGCACCAACGGTCACATTGGCAACACCGCAAGCGGCAACTGCTTTCTGGAACGGTTTGGCAGGATTTACGGGCATGTCGATCGCATACACCTTACTTGCGCCGGTTGCAGCTTTGACCTGCGTCAAAGCCGCACCAGTTACATCGGTGGCACTTGACATGCCAGTAGCCGAATCTTCCTGCACCTTGTAATCAAAAGTGCCGTTTGCGGTCATTGCGCCAACATTGATAATGTGACAGACGCGGTCAAAACCGGTACAGTCAATCTCAGTTTCGGTCAGCGCTGCGTCCGAAGTCACAGGCGCAACCGATTGGACAATTTTTGTTCTTCCTAATAGGTTCATATCAGAGTCCTTTCAGGATTAAGAGTGCTGCAACAGGTATTTGAAGGCGAGGGTCTGAAGGACAGCACCACCGAAGCGCTGCTTGACGAACAAACCAACCTGTCCATTAGCCTGGTACAGATAGGGGTTACGGCTCAGTGTGACGCCCTCGCGCTCTGCGAATGCGTACATTGAGAAGTCACCAAAGACGACGGATTTTTGTCCGCTGGCGACGCCGCCCATGTCGGGAGCGATGTAAGCGGGATAACCCATGAAATCGCCACCAGCCGGAGTGTTGATGAATTGGAAGTTATTACCAGTCAACCCTTGCAGGTAGAACTTAGTCGCTCCCTTCATCAGGAAACCGGAGCTGGAATTGTGATAAGGTGATTCCACCGTTCCCATCGCCGAAATCAATTCGGCTGCGGTAATAGCAGTAGCAGCAGCGGTAGTGATACCGGAAGCAGTAGCGCCAGCCACGATGCCCTGAGGCATACCAGTGCCAGTACCGATTGAGCAGTAGTAGTTTTCGGCAGCGGCAGAAGCGCGCGCCACAACGGAAGCGATGTAGGCTTCCAAACCAACGGCGTCGCCATCCAACATTTCTTCCGAGACTTTGACCATCTTGGTGAACTTGTGGATAGTCAGCGCAACCTGCCCGAACACCGGCTCGTTTTCGTCGTAGGCGGCTTCTTCAGCGGTCACAACTAACTTGGTGCCAGCGGTGGCTTCGGTTGGGATGAGGATACGGTCATGATTAGTCACCAAGCGGGTCACGGGAGCGCGCCGAACAAACGACAATTCCTGTCGCTGCTCAACAATGCGATTATAGAAATCATCAGGCACAGCATAACCGCCTTCATTGTCGGTCTGCCCCTGCCAAGCGCCCTTGAGTTCCAGATCGTTGCCCTTGAAACCGCGAGGATTGTCGCCCTGCGCCCAAGCCAACATAGCTTTGATAAATGAGGGTGATTCCTTAGCCGATTTTACAGTGGGAACGCCCTTGACCTCGCCGGGTGCAGCCTTCAGCTCTTCCAGCAAGGATTTTTTCATGGACTCAAATTCTGCTTTGATGTCCACTTTAGGCTCTTCAGCCTTTACTTCTTCGACGATTTTCTCTTCGTCCATGTTTTCCTCCAAAATAGGTTGATTTGTTTTGATTGTTTCTTGCGATTCAACCAGCTCTTCAACCGCATCCACCGCTGATTCTTCAGCCTCCGGGAT